CCCCCTGCCCTAGTAGCAATCAAAGTATTTTTCCTATCAACCATGTTACCAGTGATTACTTCAATGCTGGCAACGGTGGGGGCATTTATGGTGCCGTTGTATCCTATTATTGCTGCAGCTGTAGCAATTGGTGTTGTTCTCTACGCATTAAAATCTGCATTTGACGATTTCATGACTACATTAGATAAAACTGGTAGTATAGGTGAAGCACTCAAAGTGGGAGCAGCTAAATTTATGGCAACTTTGATTGCGTGGCCAGCGGCGTTGGTTTTAAAACTAGTAAGTTGGGTTGCTGGTTTATTTGGATTTGATGACTTTGCAGCAAAAGTTGATGCTATTGATCCTATTCAGTATATTTCAGATGTTATTGCCAATATGATAGGTTGTGTTATGGATTGGTTTGGATTATTATTTACAGACCCCGTAAAAGCACTAACGAAATTAGTGTCAGGATTTTTTGGTGGATACTTGGATATTGTAAGTTGGCTTGTTGACATGATTAAAAAACCAATTGTATGGCTGTTGGGATTATTTGGCTGGGATGATGCCGCAGCTTCTGTTGAAACATTTTCTTTCTCAGTTTTTATTAGGGGGATGTTGACTAAAGCTAAAGATTGGGTATTGAGTATATTTTCTTGGGCTGAAACTGTCGAAGAAGGAGACAGCTGGTTAGTAAAAACAATTAAAGGTATGATTACTGGTGTTAAAGAGTGGTTCGGCAAGATGTTTGATTTTGGTACTTTAAAATCATCTCTGGCATCTGTTATTAATGTTCTAACATGGTTGCCAAATCTAGTGAAGGATGCAGTTGCTTCAGTAACATCTTGGTTACTTGGTTTATTTGGTTTTGATACGGCCGCAGAGAAAGTAGCTAATGCCAAGAATTGGACTATAGGTGGCATGGTAATGGAGGCAGTTGATTCAATTATAGATTGGTTTAAAAATCTATTCGACTTTGACTTTAGCGCTCTCTTAGACCCAAAGGCCTTTGTGGCTCAATTCCTGCCCAGCTGGATGACAGGCGGGCCCAAATCTGAAGAAGATGTAAAAAAAGAAGAAGCGGAACAAGCGGAATTAAACCGCATGAGGCGTGAAAAAGAAGCTGAAAAACAACAAAAATTATTAGAGACAAGAAATAAAGAATCTGAAAAACGACAAAAAAGACTTGAAAAAGCCGAAGAAGAAATACGTCAATCCCAAAAGTTTATAGATAGTGGTGGGAAAGAAGGCAAAGATACTGTAATAAATGCGTTCGGCACTGATGTTGAAGCAGAAGAAAAAGCCATGGCGACGAAGAAAGCACTTCTTGACAAATTAAGAGAAGAAGATGCAGCTGTAAAAGCTAAAGAAGCAAAAGAAGATAAAGCAGCAAATGACGTGCGCCTGGATAGTGAGAAGAAAAGGGATAGTGATCTCAAAAAGGATGCAGAAAAACTTGCTAAATTGCAGAAGCAGGGGCAGAGAATTGCCGCCGCCGATGGTGACCCGAAATTTCATGAAGCAAATATGAAAAAAATCGAAGAGTTAAAATCACAGATAAAAGATGAATATGGTGACAGTGACGAAGTTCGCGACATTATCGAGGGGAAGTCGTCGCCGGCGCCGGCTAAAAGCGACGCCATGGCCAGGCTTGATAGTATGGGCACCACGTTGGGTCAAAGCGCCGCTGCGGACAAGCTTGATGGTATGGGCGCCACCCCAAGCGAACGGGTCAAAAATATAACCGAACAAATGCAAGAATTAAATGCAGAAAGAAAAAAGCTTAAGAGAGGTGGCGAGCGCATAAAGTTGAGTGCGCGGATACAGACCCTTGGTAAACAGAGAAAGAGCTTGATGATGCAAATGCCTGAAGACAAAACATCAGATATACTCAAGGAGGCAAAGCGAGAGAAGGAGGCCAGCGTTAACCAAGTTCCTCCACAACACAATAACATTGATGCATCGAACAAACGGTCATATTCATCATCAACAAGATTTACAACAGTTAATCAATCGTTGGAAAATCAATCTTTGGCAGGAAAAATGTCTGCAGCGCAATAATAAAAAAATAGGGGGCACAATGCCCCCTATTCTCTCTGTTTATTGTTTAACCTTCTCTTGCAAGTTTCTCAAAATATCCCATAGTATCATCTTCTTCATCATTAGACACTGTAGCCGCTGGAGCAGGCTTAGTATCTACCTTGGGTTCAACCCGCGGGGCATCTTCCATAACATCAGCAACATTACCAACCTTAGTAGTTCCAGATAGAACGACATCCAAGCGAGACTTCAACTCATCATACGACTTGAAGTTAGTATCAGCACTAAACTCTGACAGAGGATACTGCTTCTTCCAGACTTCCTCAATCTGATCATCATCATCAAACAAAGAAGATGGTGAAGCAAACTCTGACTTATCATAGTTCCAATAGCCATCTACCTTACGAATCTTCAGCTTGAAGTTTGCACCTTCCCAGAAGTCAAAAGGATTAACAGCAGTTTCATCTTTGAATGCAGGCTGCATTGCTTCCATGCACTTGTCAAAGATTTTCTTACCGAAACGATAGAGCATCACCTTACCCTCGTTCTGAGGATTAGTAGGGTCTTCCACAACATAGACGTTTGCGAAATACTGCAACTTACGCTTCTGGCGACGTGCAATCTCCTTATCAGACTCAATTCCAGAGTTCCAATATGCAGAGTTCATCTCCGAAACAGGATCATTCTTACCAACAGTAGTGAGAGAGTTCTCAATATACCACTGACCAGTTGGCCCTTGAAACGCATGGTTCCATACCTTTGCCCAAGGCATATCTTCACCTTCAACTGCTGGAAGGAAACGAAGAATGGCATAACCATTACCTGACTTATCAACCACAGCCTTCCAGAGGCGTTCATCCTTATAGGACTTCTTTTCTTGAGGGGCGTTTTCTGCTTGGACTGCACCGAGCAGTTTGTCCAAAGAATTGGACTTCTTTAGTGTACTTAACGACATATGTATCTCCTTATGTATCGTATGTTATCGTATGTTAATATAGTTATTATATACAGTTTTATTAGGAATGTCAAGTACCTTCTTGAACAAACCTGATTCTATATAGGTTCTTGTCAGCTTGTCTAAAGTTAACAAGGGCATTCCATGAAAGTCCGATTCTCTCCTCTTCAAGTTGATTTGCCATATGGCCATGATATAATTGGGATTGAAAGACTAACATGGAATTCTGTGTACAGGGAAAAGACAGCTTTGCAGATGTACTTGGATTTCCCTGTTTAAAGTGTTCAGTGAGTGATATAAAAGGTTCTGCTTCATTCTTAACCTTATGAAAATCAAGAGGGGGATGGCCGTCTGATGATTTCAAATAATATGTCCCACTGATAATTGAGTTAGAATGGTTGTGAATTGTTTGTTCACCACCCTTACCATTAATGTTTATCCAGCTCTCTGAAAAGAAAAACTCTTCATACTCCAGACCAAGTTCATTGTCAAGATAATCTTTTGCTTGCATCTCTATCCATGTTGCAATGTCTTTTAGAGATGGGTCAAGTAAAATATTTACAAATTTCTCTGTTCTCAATTTTGTAGAACCCTTATATTTTTCATACGAGAACGATGACAAATCTATAGTATCATAGAATGGAATTGGGCTGTTATATTGTTTTACAATACCTGATGGAAAGATAGGAACACCACTTATGGTCATATTTTAAACTCCTCACAAAACTCTGCCTTTGTTAAATAATTCAGATTGTCTTCTTGAATAAATTCTTTTGTAGAATCTGTCCAATAAAAATTAGTATCTTTAAATTCTTTAAAAACAGTGTGCATCTGGTTCATCCAGTTAATAGAATTAAAACCTTTTGCATCATTAGGCAGATAATTATCTGTTCCTTTATATATGTTGTTCAGCGGTTCGTCATATGACGATAGATCAAATCCCAATATATAAACTTCTGTTGCTCCCTGCTGACATGCAAGGTGCAATGCGGTGTTACCCGCTGACCATCCAATAGGAAAGTCAATAGTATTTATAGGATCATTCTCATTCACATAAGTGATCCAGACGCCCACATCCTTCTCCATCTTCATGCGAAGGTCTTTCATATCCAACTTTGGATTCATCATAATTGCAGCTTCAATCTTCTCATACAATGTAGCAGGGTCTTTCCCTGAAATTACACAATAGTCTGTTCTCTGTGAACTCTTATGAATGAATGCCTCTGGAATATCAAATCCCATAAACGTAAACTCTGCTGCCTCAGCTGGAAGATGTGTCCAGTTTGCAAACCAACATTGAATATCCTTGTAGTACATAGAGTCATAGATTTCTTGCTGCATACCATAGTCAACTGCAACAAGGTTGTCAACCATCACATCACGATAGATTGCATTACAACCCCATGTGATAGCACCAACCTTGTGCTGTTTCTCACTGAACCACTTGCGTGACTCGCCATTACCTATGACAATACTACTCATGTTTTTTTATAATCATTCATCAATGAGAATATTTTTGCAAGCTCATTTGCACAAGCAATCGCAATCAACTGATGTTCCCTCTGTGTACCTTGGGCGCTGCGTAGTTCAATGTAATGAACCCATGAACGTAATGTACCATTCATATACAATCGTGATACAGTGTTACCTTCTGGTAATACTACTCTTGCTTGTTCCTTTGCAACACCCTTCTTGATTGCCCATTCATATGTCTCTACAGCTAGTTTCCACACTTCCCTTTGTTTCTTACGGAAGTCTGAATCTAATTGAATTTCATCTTGAAGATCAAAATCAAGTGGCCAACTATTCTGCCTGTTATTTGGGTCTTGCAAACGAGCTTCCCGTTCATCAAAGGATAATTCTTTAGTAGGGTCAGCATATCGTTGACTAAACTCTTGAAATGAGAAAGAACGATGCCGAAGTATCTGCCGTGCAATATCTCTGGTTGTCTCAATTTCAATACACGCATTAACCATCTCTAGTGGCGACCAGTGTTGATGCTTAATAAGATAACTTATCAGTTTATCACTAGTATCTTTGTTATTCTGGTTATTAGGATTTGAGACTCGCGCACAATATGCAATAAGCTCTTGTGGATCATCCTCACCAGTAACATTGTCTGGTGTATATCTCCTAGAATGTGAAATCAATTTTACTTTCATAATATCTCCTAAATTGGTTCCGGCGGTAGGAATCGAACCCACAACCTATGGTTTACAAAACCATTGCTCTACCGTTGAGCTACGCCGGATTACCATCTACCTACTTATTTGCAACAAACGGCCGACGTTGAGGTTTATTAAAACCCCTCTGTGGGCGAGTCGAATGACGCGACGCAAGCTTGGTCACACGTTCAGACAGTTCATCACTTTTGACTGTCAATTCAGCATTGTCATATTGCAATACCTTTACTTGATTTTCTAGTTCCCGGCACCGTGCCTCAAAGAACCCTTCTACTCGATCCATTATAAGTGGACTCCTCTATGAGTTTCAATAGTATTATTTTATACCGTTCTTGATCAATTGTCAAGAACCTTTCGTAATTATCCATGAGATTATCTAAATCATTCCATATAATATCATCCTCTAATTTCCTATTCCAATCTGGGCCGAACGTGACCAGTTCATCCAGTATTATCAATGTTTCTAATGACACTCGGCCACCTAAAAACTCTTTCATTAATTTAGGGTGTTGACCATTCTGTATATGAAACAAATCCTCAAACGCATCTACCAGAGGTTTCATCTCTACCTCAAATGTATCAAAGAAACCCTGTCGCTTTAACTTCCATGATTCATAGTTCTCATTGCTAAAGTTTGCAATGTAGCCCTTCTTATCCTTGATGAAATTTGCGATGAAATAGTTTTTGATTTCTTTTTCGTATTTGTATTTGCGAGCCAATTTAACGAAGAACGATCTGTCCTTACGTTTATAAAAGGAATCTCGTTTGATGCGAGTCTTGCCTTTATAGGTCACAAAGTCATAATCACTTTTACCAAAATGTGCTTTCATAGCACAATACATAAGATAAATATCAATAGGCTGCATAACAAATACTTTTAGTGGTTAAAAAGAACAGGACACCATAATTGTTGGTGATGCCCTGTTCTTCTATAGGGTTATCAAATAGGCAGCTGAGCCTGTTTTGGGAGAAAATTCAAATCTCTTGCATTGGCTTCAATTTTCTCTTTAAGTGCTTTAGAAATAAGAGAACCTACTGAATCAGGTTCAATGCCTTCATTATCGCAATATAAAAGAACTGCATCCATATGAGAGATTTCTTTCTCTTTCGCTATTTTCTCTATTTCTAGAGTAAATATTTTTGGTGTACTAAGACTCAATTTTTGCTCCATGTTTAATTAAAAGTTATAGTGTGTTTTCACGCCGATAACTCTATCGCCGCTTTCAAAGTCTTTATTGAAATTGATTTCACCATATGGCGAAATACCAAAGGAATCTGTCACATCAAATGTATACCCTGCGGCAAATTCGATATTGGAAATCTCTTCGTCATCCCAGCTGACTGTTGGCAGGACTGATAAATCAAATCCTTTAATTCCAGCAACAACACCAAATTCTGTGGTAGTTGTTTCCTTCGTTACATTATGTTCAGTGTCGGTCACAAAAGACATATCGATTTTTGGCAATGCAGGCAAAACTGCCTTATCTTGTGCCATTGCAGATGTTGAAATACATGCTGCAAATACAGTTCCGATAATAAGTTTCTTCATTTGTTTTAGTCTCCTTAGTTAAAGTTGGGGGGCTAACCGTGGACCCCCCACGAATGTATTACGGCATTACCCGTTGGTAGTGGTATTTAGTCAAACACCCTGTGCGATAGCACGATACCCAGCTGCGATCACAGCACGGGTTGCAGTACCCAGACGATACTTGTTGTATGTCTTGGTTTCCCCTTCAAATGTGCTAACACGTTTGTTGAGGTATACAGGATATCCCTGCATACGAAGAGAACTCATCAATGCACGAACATTTTTAACACCATAACGTGCGGTGATTTGTTTTGCAGTAAGTTCAGAGCCGGATTTAAGAGCGGCAATAACCTTAGATGCCTTCGTATTTGTAGTTGTAGTCATATTATAATTCATCCTTTCAAGATGATAAGTTAGACAATATTGTCAGACACAAAGTGTTTCGTTTGAATTTCACAAACTCATCAGTGACATTATATACAGAGTATAACAGGTTATTAGCTATTTGTCAAGACCTTTTTTGAATAAAGTGGTAGGTTATTCTGTTGCTAAGGAACCTACCGAAACTCCATTAGCACTTACTGCTTACGCAGCAAGGGCCATAGGTGCAAAATTATCGTTTGCGTTTAGTTTAGTGACCTATAAGGCGGTCAATCCACAATTCTCCACTCATCCGTCCTTGCCTGTCGATCCTGTTTCGCC